GTGCTGGGGGGATTCTCGGGGTACTTCATTACGCCGACGCCGGGAGCAACTGTAACTCCTATCGATCCCTGCGTGATGTACTCTTCGAGCTCTCCAGTACGAACATTGATGGGGTGCGCTCCTTCAAAGCCGTAGCCCTCACGAATCGTGACGGTCGTCTCAGTAAGGGGAGCCCACTTGCCGCTTACGTCATCACCCTCGGATGCGAAACGATCTGCTGCACGCTCCTTGACCCAAGGGCCAACTGCGCCATGCAGGAACGCGGCCAACCCCACCGGCGACAGTGCTGAGTCAATACTGTTGAGCATGGCCTGAACGCCTTGCTCATTGCCGATGATGTCGAAGTTGATGAACGCAGTCGGCTTGCCCTTACTCGCCATACGGCATCACCGGGGGACGACGACCGAGAACTGGGAGGGGCTCTCCAAGTCCAAACAGACTCGGTCGCTGGCGGCGATAGAAAGCCTCAACCAGCGACTCGGAATCTTCGTTGGAGATCATGGGACCTGTGAAGCCCTCCTGCTCGTCGTCGCTTTTAATCTTCGTAGCGCCGACCAGCACGAGCTCTTCACTTGTAAGGTACTTCAACATCGCCGCAGCCTCGTCAAGCATGCGCTTTCCGTAGGCGTGCAGATTGTCCATCTCGCCAGCGGCCGCAACGTCAAGGACGAAACGGCCGCTGGCGAGAAGCCAGTTCAGCTTCTTGAGGAACAAGATGGACGGACGGTTCGCTGGAACCGTCTCGTCAACATCAAAGGGCGTCACGTAGAGGTGTCCAACCGCAGCATCGATCTCCTCTGCTGCGTTAACGATATACTGCTCTCTGGAGGTGTAGCTGGGAACGGCGATGTCGCCAGTCCGCAAGTCCTCCGTAGCGCAGTACGCACCTACAACGTTAGCCACTGAAGCTCCTCAGATCAGCTGCTGGGCGGGGTGGACGGGGTGCTCGGCGTGGTCGACTGGGTGGAGCCCGAGCCGGTGGTCTGGCTGGTCTTGGACTCTTCGGCCTTCTCCTCGGCCTCGGGCTCTCCCGTGGGAGTGGCGCCAGCCTCGGTGTCCACATCGTCGGCGTAGTACCGGTCCTCGACCTTCGCCTCCGCGCCCTTCTCGGCGAGGAGGGGCTGCTCGGTGTCGTTGGCGAACGTCTGGTAGATCGGGTCCACCCCGACATACCCGTTGTCCGAGGGCTCCGCGTCCGTGCCCTTGACGAGCACCGCAGCGGGCTCGTAGTCCGACTTCTGCCGCGCCTCCAGATCGAGCTGGGAGGTGGGCTTCTCGTAGTTCGGCTTTGCCATGATTCCTTCTTTCCGTGGCTCTGTTCCGAGCCTAGAACGGAGGCCAGCTTAGAGGGAAGCTGGCCTCCGGGCTAGGATCAGGCGGGCAGGATGACGTTGAGGGCGGCGGTGTACTCCATGTGCGGGAACACCGGGAACATCTTGATGCCGTTGCCGACATCCTGACCCCACGGGTCCTTCGTGGACTGCTCCCACTCGTAGAAGCTGGAAGTCCAGTTCCCCTCGGGGTGAGGCGAGGTGAGCGTCTTGGCGAACCCGATCCGAGTCGTCGCGATCTCCGCGAGGTCCCCCATGTTGGGCAGGAGGACGAGGCGGTTGCTCGGCATGAAGCGGTTGGCGGTCACCGTGTTCGACCCGATGGGACGAGTCCGGTAGATCGCGTCGTACTCCTTGAAGGTCACGCCCGTGCTGTTCTCGACCACGGCACGAGCCGCGTTCGGAGACCAGCCGGCAGTCGCGTACAGCAGGTCCGGAGGGCCAGCCACGCCTGCCGGGTTGTAGACCGCGCCGAGGCCTGCACGCTGAGCGAACTTGTCGGCGACCCAGAACCGGTTGAAGATCTTCTTGGCACCGATCGCAGTGCCGAGGCGAACGCCGTAGCGGTCGAAGAACCACTCACTGAGCTCGGTGAAGAACCGGATCGGGTCGAAGTCGGTCGTCGAGATGTCCCAGGTGCCGTCCACGATTCCGGCAGCCGGAACGTCGAAGGCGGCATTGCCAGCCGACTGGTTCGCAGGCCGACCGTAGTCCACAGCGAACTTGATCTTGCCGTCGTTGTAGACGATGGAACCGTCGGCGACTGCGTTCATGATCAGCCACTCGCGCCGGTTGTCGAGCTTGCGGCGACGCAGGAGCCGGTCGGCCGCAACGCGGCTGTTCCAGTCCTGCAGCTGCGACTGGACGAGCAGCGGCATGGAGCCGTTGCGCATCTGCTCGGCGATTCGGTTGAGGTCCACCGCGTTCTTCACGTCGGAAGCGTCGTAGTGGTCCTTGAGGGCCCAGTCGATCACGCTGGCGCGACCCTGTCCGGCAGTGGTCTGGTCCTTCTGGGCCAGCTCACTCTCGGCGTCCTCGGCGCGGGCGGGGGCGAGGCCGTCCGTCTGCACCGTGAGGTAGTCGAAGATCACGTCGTCGGTCTCGACGGGGAGCCACGGGGCGATCGAGTCGCCGATGTGCTCCATCGGGGGATCGATCTCCCTGACGGCGCCGAGCGAGGTCTCCTTGCGGACCAGCCGATCCTGACCGATCTGGCTCGCGTTCTGCATCTGCGAAACGTCGCCGCCCGCGCCGATGAAGGCGGCGAGCGCAGTCTCGAAAGCACTCTGAGTCATGTGCGTTCGTCCCTTCCTTACTTGGCGTGGATGTCGAGGCCCTTGACGCCTCGCATCGCATCGATGGTCGTGTTGGACAGCGGGACGCGAAGACCTGCGGCGTCTCGCTCGAAGCACCAACCCTGAACGACGGTCGCCTCGTAGGCGGCAGCGACGTCGTGGTCGTGCTCCATGAGCTGCCAAGGCAGCCACGTGTCGTTGATCCCGACGATGTTGGCGACGACTGCTCGCCCGTCGGTAGCACCGGCCATGAAGACCCCGACCTTGCCGGCGTCAGCACCGGAGGTGATCTTGGCGAGAACCTCGCCGGGCTTCAGGACCTTCTGGACGACACCATCGATGGTCTCGGTGGGAAGGCTGGCGGCGGCGAAGGTGTAGGACTCCTTCTTCACGTCCTGCGTCGAGCGCAGGTACTCGTTCGAGCCGAACGGCGTCCGCTGTCCACCACCCTTGGCGAAGGAAGGCATGCGTTCTCCTTAGTAATTCAGGCTGGTCAGACCGGCTCAGTTGCCGGTCTGGTTGGACTTGAGCTGCTGCAGCTCCTTGTAGGAGGCCTTGGTCTCGATCTGCTCCTGGGAGAGGCCGGCGTCGCGGTGCGACTGGACGATCTCCTCCAGGGTGAGGATGCGAGCCTGAGTCTCGGTCTGGGAGCCGCCGTTGTCGGGGGCGTTCCTGTCCCCCTGCGTGGCGCCGTGCTGCTGGAACAGGTTGTTGGAGGGGGCGGCGTCCATCGTTGCCTTCCACCCCGCGAACTGCTCCGGCGAAAGGCTGAGCGCGAACGTCTCGGTCGCGGACAGCGTCTCGTCGTTGGCCAGGATCTTGCCGTCCTTGGCCAGCTTGGCGACGAACTCCTTGCGCGCACCCTCGACGGCTTCCGTGCGGAAGGTCTCGAGCGCGGTGATGTGGGCCTGCACGGCGGTGAGGTCTGTGACCTCCGCGCCGTTGACCATCAGCGTCACGCCTGCCTCGGTGGGGGCGGGCTGCACCTGCTGCGTCGGAGCCGGGGGCTGCGGCGCGGCGGGCGGCTGGGTCTTCTGCGGGTTGGGACCCGTCATGTGAGCCTCCTCGACTCTGTTGGTGATGGTGACGTGCTTGGCGCTCGCCGCCAGCTTCTCGGGCGGGGTCTGGAGGAATGCCTCGACTTCCTCGGTGGTCCACGAGTTCGACGAAGCCTCTTCGGGCTCGTCCTCGTCCTCTTCCGGGTTGTCAACCACGGCATCGACGAGGCCAGACTCGACCGCCTCGTTGCCGCTGTACCACTCGTCGCCAGCGACCATGATTGCTCGCCAGCTCTCGACAGTGCCCTGACCGGAGCGAACCGCGTAGATGTCAGCGATGTTGTCGCTCACGCGGTCAAGCAGCTCTGCAGCCTTGCGCATCTGCGCGGCGTTGCCACCGGCGTACGCCTTGGCATCATGGATCATCACCTGCGCGTTGCGCGTGATGAGTCGCTCGTCGGCAGCCTGCAGGATGAACGACGCTGCCGAAGCAGCCATGCCGTCAACCTTGGCGACGACCTTCGCCTTGTGATCCTTCAGTGCGGCCATGATCGCGAGGCCGTCGAAGACCGATCCGCCCGGCGAGTTCAGGTGCAACTCGATCTCGTCCGAGTCGATCTCGGAAAGCTGCGCCGCGAAGTCCTTGGCCGTGGTCCCCCAGAAGCCGATCTCGTCGTAGATGTAAACCTTGGTGGCCTCACCCTTCTTGGCCTCGACGATGCGAAACCAGTCCGACCCTGCCTTCGGCGGGGTGGACCGCATCGAGAAGGTGAGAAGTTCGACTGATGTCATGATGTGTACCTTACCTATCCGGTTGCGGACCCGTCCAGCACCCCCGCCGATGGGATATCGGCTTGAGCCTCCGGAGCCTGATCTTCGGTGAGTGCTGCTGCGTGTTCCTTGAATATCACCCGATGCCACCGCAGACAGTTGCGACATCTGATCTTGACGATTCCGCCTTCGAAAACGAGCTCGCCGTAGATTCTGTCCTGCTTGTAGATCTTCACATGGACGAAGAGGATCCCCTTGCTATCCACGCCGTAAGTGGCTAGCAAGGGGTAACCCCTACAGAAGCAGCGAAGCTCCTTCTCGCGACGTGGCATGGTTCTCCTAAGACTTTGAGATGCTAGCGATAGGAACCTCGGCAGATCCGTTCCAGATGCCAACACTCTTGACGGCTACTTCTGTCGTGCCATTCCAGATCTTTACAGGCAAAGCCTGAGTTGGCTGACTGCCACTCTCGACCACCTCTAGCAGACCGATCGAGTTTGCCGAAGCCGCCAGTTGCACTGACCCATTATACTGGACGGGATCAAGCAAACCGTACGCCCGAGTGTCCGCCTTAGTGGCCTTGTATGCCGCCCACTTGGCCTCGTCCATTGTCCAGTCAACTCCGTTGGAGTTGGCGATCCCGACCCACAGGAGTGCGAACCACAGGGTCGGAGTTGAGAGGAAAATCTCACCAGCTTGAGCAATCATGTCTGCAGTGAGGCCGTTGTACTCGCCAACACCAACAGGCTTGTTGGGATACCCCATCTCGGTAAGGATGTTCACAAGAATGGGAATAGCACGCCCGGGAACTTTGAGCCCGGGTGCGGCATTGGTACCGTCCTGATAAGTGTCAAGGGCAACAAAGTCCCACCGCTCCACGAGCGCCGGTGGGATGAACGCTTTAAACTCAGTAGTGCGAGCATCGCTGTCGAGCAACCAGCCGTTGAGAATCGGCCCGTGCGAGATGTTCGGCTGATCACCGAAGATGTCGAGGAACTTTGTGCAACAAGTGATGTATTCCGCTGGGGTAAGCTCGTTGTAAGGCTCGTGCCAGAAGGACACAATAACCGGTACGTTCAGCGAGACGAGGTAATCCCGAGTGGCAGCGATCATCGCATCGTAAGTTCCTGCCAGCATGCCAGCCTTGTCCGGCTCGGTGGCTTCCGCGAGAGTCGGCGGCTTGTACGAGATTACTGGAATCCGGCCGTTGGCAACTGAGTTCTCGATGTCCGCCGACTTGTTCTTGCCTGTAGCCACGAAGTACGGATAGTGCCGCCGCGCCTTGATCCCCTCAGGTCCAGCGCCAGCAAGCACATCTGGCCACATTCCGAACTCCGACGTGGCGCCGATGATCTTCTTTGCGATAGGCGTCGAGACGGGAGTGAGGAATGGATCAGGGTTCGGCTTGGGAGCAGTCGCGTAGCGGTAGAACAGTCCAGCCCCACGGTTCACGCTGGCGGCTGCAGACACCACGGTACCTACGGTGGTGAGACCTGACTGTGCGACGTACGGATACCCACCAGAAGTGGTGCAAGCAGACATGACGATCAGCGAACTAGGCTGAATGTCAGCAGGAGTGGGACCTACTGCAATCGTCGTCAATGCCCCACTGACGCCGGGCGCAACCGCACTGTTGGCCGGGATAATCACGTCATCGAAGGCCCCAAAGACTACCGCCCAGCGGTTTGTCGTAACGGGGAGGGTGATTGTGATAGTGTCCCCGGCAGCCAGCGCAGTGGTCACATGGCACCGCAGCAGCGCTCCGCAGCCGAGGTTCGTCATGGTGAGCGAGGTGGGGACAATCCATGTATTGCTCTTGCTGTCCACGACGGCCACCGAAGCTGCTGTCGCCGCAAGCGACACTGCAGCAAAAAGGGTGGTCCCAGCAGGCACCGCGACGGGCACCGTAAAGATCTGGCTCGTCGTTCCGGTAGCAGGTATCTTGGTGTCGGTCCAGCTAGCAATCAGAGGCATCGGTCAGATCCTGAAGATCAAGGTGTTAGCGGGCGTGTTGTTCGGAATCGAGTCGGCTGCACCGAGAACGAGGTACCCAGCCTTAAGGGTAGGTCCGTTCGGAATCACTTGCGCAATAGATCCCGTCGTCTGAATACTGCCAGAAGTTTCTACGTTTCCTTCGGTCGTGATGCGGAAGCGGTTGGTCCGAGTTTGACGACTGAGGACGATCTCAAAGATCGATCCACCGGCCTGATGGTCAGCATCCAGGTTCTGATCCTTGGTGAAGATCCGCATAGGAACAGTGCTCGACTTGCCAGGAGCGACCCGGAACTCGCCGTACTCATTGAACCACGAGGTCAACTTTCCGGCGAAGTTGAACATCAATCGATTCGGCCAGACGGTCTGATCAGTACCGTCATCGACAACGTTGACTGTACCCATCGAGCCGCTAGCACCAGGCAGCTGAATGTCATTGCCGAGAATCTTCATGAACAAGGCAGCAAGCTTTGTCCGCAGTCCCGAGGTGGGCGCGTCCATGAGTGCATTCACTTCGGCTGGCACGTCGGCAGTCGATCCCGCAACAGTCTGGGGGATCATCACAGTGGGACCGATGTCAGTCGCTACGGGAACCAGCTTGTCTATATCCACGGTAGTACTGTCGCCAGTTGGCAGGGCGAACGGCCCAACGATTACCTTGCCTCGAGATACTCCGGAGACGTAGTACTCAACCGTTGCTGTGTAGGTGTGCGTCTGCGCGCCATTGGCTACGCTGATCGCGCCACCTATCCCGTCACCCCATCCCGTCTGGTCTGTCACGGGAAGGGGGAATACCTTTTCGAGACTGTCTGTAGCAATAAAGTTGGCCCCGAGGTTCACGACTGGAGTACCAGTCGACAGCCAGAGGAGAGAACGCGATGCCTTGATGGTGACACGCATCTCAATCAGCTCGCCGGTCTCCATGAATACAGCAGAGCCGAAACTGACGTTTCGCGTCTTCACTCCTGCTGGGAAAGCCATTGTGGACTCCTATCGCGTGAATAGCTCGATCGAGCTGTCAAGCTTCTTCTCGAACAGTCGCATGTAGGCGTTGGCCGTCTCGTACTCTTCTACGCCGTATGCTGTGGTTCGACCGAGCCAATTGTCCATGAGGTCGTAGAGGTCATCCACTCGATCCCCAGTCTTGGTTAGACCGGCCTTCTTCATAGCCTCGGCAAGCTGACGCTTGTACCCCATCTTCACCGAGAACTCAAGCGACCCGAAGGTATCGTTTCGGAAAGCCTTTTCAACCTGCGGACGGACCCGCTTCATAATGAGGCGCTTAACCTCTGCGGTCTGGTCCTCGTTGTCCGGGTTGGGGTCCTCCTCGGGCGGCGGCGGCTCGCTCTCGCCGGTAACCTCTTCCACCTCGGAGATGCTCAGTCCAGTCATCTCGCCGAGCTCGCGAGTGTCGAACTTGATCTTGCCGCCCTGAAGCAACTCTGTCAGGACTGCCTGAAGCAGCTCGGTGGAAGTCTTGCCCATCTTTGTGAATACGATCTTGGCGTCCACGGGACGGCCGGGCGAGTTGTAAGCGACGATGGGCTTGATGATGTACTTGTTGATGTAGTCAGCCCAGTCTCCACTGATCGCGTTCAGCATCCACTGGTAGACCTGCGTGTGCTGGGTACCGAGGTTGTACGAGCCGACATCAGCGGTCCTCATCATGAGGATCGGAGTGAACATGGCGAGCGACATCTCTTCGTCCAGTCGCGTCATGTACCGCTCAAAGTCAGCGCCACGCATCTGCGACTCAAGGTATTCCAGCTTGTAGTCGTAGTCGGGATTGGTCTCGTCACCGGAAGGAGTCTTTTCGCTCGGCAGAACCACTGTGGAACGATTCCGCAGCTGGCCGATAACCAGCGACATCAACTGGTTACCCTTCATCGTCGTACCGTTGACGTCGATCTCTTCCTCGTAAGGAGCGCGACCAACCGGCGTGGGCTCGCCGAAACGCTCGTAGTAGCGGTTGGCGAACAGGTGCATGAGGACGCTGAAGAACCACGGCTGGAACGCCGACTCAAGAATGCGCTTGCCGTAGTAGTTGCCGTGCTCCATGAGCAGCGGATACCAGTAGCTGTTTGCGACAGGGATGGGGCCGACGCCACCCCACTGATCGATCCCGTCGTAGACGTGGTGGATCGACTTTGCGTTAGGGTGCCCCGGAACAGGACTCTCGACCTTCTTCCAGTGAACCCTGCAGTCCTCTGGAATCATATCCTTGATCTTGGTGAGAACGACCTCGCGACCCGTGTAGTCATTCTCCCACTGCAGGACGTTCGGCGAGTATCCGAAGGGGAGCGCATGCGACTGCGCTCGAACAAGCCGGGACCAAACGTTTCGAAGCTGATTCTCCACGAGATCCGCCATGCCCTGACGCTGGCACTCGATGTGCCAGTCCATCTGGTGCATCATGAACGTGAGAACGGAAAGAGAGGAGTTGATCTGGTAATGACCCTTCATCTGGCGGAAGTCCGCGAGGGTCAACTGGCTGGTGTCGAAGCCGATAGCTCCACCACCGGGCAAGTGCATGAGCGAGGTCTGTTCACCAGCCCAAGAGCCATAGCGCTCCCCGAGTGCCGGCGGCTTCGCCTTCTTGTTCTCAAAGTCCTTGCTGCTGATGGGGCGACCGTGCCGGTCAACCAGCCCACTAGACATTATTCTCCTCTACCGCAGTCCATGAGGAATCGGGAAGTTCGTCATTCCGATCCGGGGCGGGACAGGAGCCTTAAGTCCTGAATCACCCAAGCCGGGCAGACGTGTTCCAGTTCCAACGTCTCCGTATCCGAAGGGATCATTGGGATCGAGCTGGGGCGCCTCTTCGGATGACTTAGAAGATACACGACGCCGGTATGTCCTGTCACCCATTAGGGTAGTCACGACCGCAGCAATGCCGTCCGCAACGTCTTTCGATCCTTTAACAGGGTGGTCGATCTTCTTGCCGGTATCTTCCAGCTCGGTGATCTCTCGCAGAGCAATGTTCACCAATTCACTTTCGCCTGCGCTGATGTAAGTCATATACGGCGGAAGCTCTAGGCGCTCCTCGTAGATAGCATCTCGCATATCTTCGTAGGGCAGCTTGGTCTTATCGACTGACAGGTAGCCGACACGGAACTTCTTCTTCTGCATCTGCTGACGAGTGTCCGTCGACTGGAACCCGTCCATCGTCACGCCCTTGATGCGGAAGCCTCGCTTCTTCAGGTCGTAGATGTAGTTGCGGAGGTCCGAGATGAGTACCTCTTGACCCGGTGCTGCCTTGACTCGAATAATGCAGTCAATAACGATGTAAGGCTTCTCATCCTCGTCCTCGTCCGTCGTGACCAAGTGAGATACGTGGCCCATGACGATGCCCGCTGCGTCACCGTTGCCGCTGTAACCGATATCTAGGTGAACGGCCCGCTGGAGCGGAGTAGGCGAGCGAAACCACTCAGCGAGGACGGGACGACGGGGGTCTGCGGACACACGGGGGTCGCTCGACTCATCGCCGTATCGATCAGTCCACTTCTCGAAGCATTCCTCGACCTTGTGAACTAGCGAAATAAAAGCTGAGCCAGCCTGCGGCGGAATGCCTGCGAGGTCTCGTAGAGCTTGTTCAGGCTTGTTGCGAAAGTTTTTCTCATAGACCCGAGGAATCTCCATAATGTGCTTCGGGTACCCAAGGAGCTCTGCAGCCTCTTTGCTAACAATCTCCTTGCGCTTTGAGTCGTACCAGAATGAATCACGAGTGCCGTCAGGCTTGCTGAACTTGTGCCAGCCGAGAGAGTCCCAGATTGTCATGCGGACAGTGTGGGCATTGTCAGGGTCTTCGTTGAGTTCCTTGTACTTACGCGCAGCGAAGCCGTTAGCCTTCTTCATCTGCCCGACGGTGAGAAGGAAGCCACGATCTTGGAACCGCGAGTCAATACGACCGTTGATCGTGTTCCAGCCATCCTCGCCATAGTCCTT